CTTCGGCAAAGTCCTTGAGTACCTTATCGAAGTCGTCCGTCTTCACTTCGCTTTGCCGAATACGATGGCGTTTACGATGCGGCGGAGGACGTCCACGATCTTGTCGTCTTCAGTCGATTCTGTGAGTCCGGTGATTGTGCCAGCGAGGGCGATAACGGCGAGGGCGATTTCTGCCCAGTGTTCTGTGAAAAATTCCATGTGTTATGGTGTTTTGATTTTGTCGTATGCCTTTTGGCAGTGGTCGGGGTCGATGTAGTCGAGCAGGTTGCGCAGCTTGTTACCCAGAGGGGAGAGCGTGCCACGTGCTGCATTGACGCCCAACACCGCCGAGATGGTTTGGTGTCCGAAGGGGTAGCCGTTGGCCTTGGTCAAAGAGAAATCCAAGAAGGAAGACGCCATGATAGAAGCCATCGCTGAGAGGTCACGGAAGATGTCGTAAATCCACGGCCACGGGCGAGGATCTGTACCTACCCGCAGGAAGAACCCAAAGAAAGGCCCAAGGATAAACAGGCAGAGGCCAGCGGCTACGAGAGGAAGGATGAGCAAGTACCTCATTCGGGCTCTTCTGGGAACCATCCGTTGGCGACCATATAGTCGTAGTCTCTGATGGTGGTGGTTGAGGGCACGATATTCCCGAATGGGAACTCTTGGTTGTTGAGCACGTAGGAGGCGAGGTTGAATCTCTCCTGCTCGCTAAGTTCCGGGAAGAGGGAGACGAGCTTCTCGATGGTGGCTTGTGGGCTTACCGGGATGATGTAGTCCGTATCGACTTGGAGCGCGTGCTGGATGCCGTCGGGGTGTGTGATGACTCCGAAGACGGTGGCGTCCTTTTGGTATTCCTCTTGAACGGCTACGGGGACGGTGATGTTGTAGAGCTCGCGGGTGATGCTCTTGGCTCTGACTTCACTTGTCAGGAAACCTTCGGGGAGGACGATGATGTACTGACTCATTAGTAGATGCTGTAGAAGTCGTTAATGTTGGTCTCAATGCCTGAGCGGTCTGCCGACTTGTCAGAAGGCCAAACCACAATTTCCTGGGCCTTGCCGTTGAAGTAGTCAGTGTTTCCTTTCTGACCTATGCGGACGCCTGTTGTGGTCTTACCCGTGGCGCTGCCAGTCTCCGCCGTGGCTCCATTATAGCCCAATTTGGGCGAGGTCGAGAACAAGGCAAACACAAGGTTTTGAGCTGCGGTGTATGTTGTGGTGCTGGTGAATCCGCCGTTATGGTTTACGCGCATATTGCCAGTGCTGTTGTATCGAAAGAACGAAGAACCCGTAGTACCGTCCCAGCACAAAAACGCATCGCCGCTGTTTGTTTGATCAGGCTTTGCGACATGAAAACTGGTAAGGGTTGTTTCCGACAAACCAGTGCTGTCAAGAAAGTCATTGCTTCCATCAAAATCTACAGCGGGCTTTCCGTTCTGAGTCACTACCCCCGTTACGCTGTCGTATATCTTGGGCTGGCTTCCCGTTGCCGTCTGAGTAGTATCGTGACTGCCTGTTTGTGAGTACCACGTTTTAACGAACCCATTTGTACCTGAGCAGAACGAAGCGAGGGCGGCGGTGTCAAGCTCGTTGTTATCAAACCCGATGTCCTGCTCTGCGTTGTCTGAGGCCCTACGGACGCGGATGGCTGAACCTGTATACGTCGAGTCAAGCAAGCGGAGCGAGTACGCCGCCGCTGCGCCGGGGTAGTCGTCAAGCAAACCGGAAAAACCTGAAGCGTCTTCCCACGTCATCACCAAAGAGGCCGGAGCCGTGCCGTTGGTTTGTCCTGCGATGATAGTGTCGTTAATGTAGGTGAGCGCGTCAGCGTAGCTCGTGTCGTCTGCAAACTCGTGAATGAGCGTCCACGTCCCGAAGGCGGCGGTACTTCCAAACTCGTTTTTGTAGTAGACCTTTCTCTTGATTGCGTTGCCCGAGCTTGGCGTGTCGCTCTGTTGGCTGAGGTAGACGCCCGTACCTGTCCAGCGTGCCGTGTCGATGCGCTCAATCGTCGCCGTCCCTGCGTCGAGGGTTGCGGCCATCGTCGAGGCGGTGTCGTCGAACCTGTTGAGGTAGAAGTTGAAGAGGGTAGGTGTAGCCACCCCGGAGGCGTTACCGAGCCACCCATACCCCTCGGGGATGTTAGGCACGTCGTTCGAGCGTCCCGATCCGTACACGATGCCGCTTCCTGAGGAGGCGTGGGATTTGACTACTACCCCGAGGTTCTGGATAAGGTTGGTTCCCGTGGGCTTGACGTTTGTATATCCGCCCGTCTCCCCGACGTAGATGACGTCGCCCGCTGTGAAGGCGGAGGTGTCGACGTTTTGAATCAACCCCACGACGATGGCTTCTCCTTCCTCTTCGTCTTCAAGCGTCTCGTTGAGTACGAGGGTGGCGGGCATAGCCGAGGGCGTGTCGGCTCGTGCCGCGATGACTTCCACCTGCTGACCCGAGCTTACGGGTGTGACAGCGTGGACGGGTGTGCCCTTGGCGAGCTGACCCCCCGAAACGTTTTTCGCTGTTACGAGGATTCGGGTGGCGTCGGCTACGGCTCCGCTGGTGGCGTTTGTAATCCTACCGAAAGAGTCCACGGTGATATTCGCTGCCGTATAGCTTCCTGCCGTCACCCCGCTCGTGTCCAAGCTAATGTCGGGCGTAGTGCCTCCTGTACTCGACAGGGGCGCAGTAGCCGTCACCGCACTCACCGCCCCACCAGCAAAGTCCAAAGTAATTGTCCCGTCTCCATCGTCGGTCAAAGAGCCGTTGGGAACGTTGATGGTAGCTACTGAGAGTACGTCGGGGCTTCCGTCAAGTTCTTTGACGCGGAGCAAGCCACGAGCCTTGAACGAGGGCGTATCGCTTCCCTCCGGTTCAACGCCTGTCAAGGGAGCGTTGCACGAGTCGTAGGTGTAAGGGACCGAGATAGCAATGTCCAAGAGGCATCCAGCAAGGGCGTTGCTCTGGGTCTCTTCAAGCGGCGTCACCGAGGCGTTGACGAGGTCATAATGAAACCCAAATTGGAAGATGTTTCCTCCGTTCTGGATGTCGGCCAAGATGTCCTCGGCCACCTGCTCGGCGTTGGAGATGTTCTCCTTTTGATATTCTACCTTATCCGCCTTCGAGGGAGGCAAGGACAAGATGTAGACTTCGAGGTTGTAGGTCTTGGCCTTGGGCGAGTTGTAGTCCCCACCCGTGTACACCAAGTGAAGGAGCGGGTACTGCTCGAACTTCTCCAGGTCGACGTCCGAGGGCGAGCCATACGAGAACGTCTTGATGAAGAAGTGGTCGTCGCAGAACTCCTGAAACTTGGAGACGATATTGTTGAATGTGATCATGCGATGCGGTTCTTGCTTGCTTGCTCTCTTTTGAAGTTCAAGTCCTTGAGGTAGGCGAGGTGGGTGAAGGCGTGGCCAACGGGTAGTTTCGTGACCGCATCCATTTTAAGAATGTCCTCGCCAGCCAAGGTGTAGAGGACGGGGTACCATCCCCACTTTGCAGCAAACTCGTCACCTCCTGAGTCTTCTGAATTAAAGAGGACTGCAAAGCGTTGAGTAGTTTCTTTTCGGTACTCCAAAAAAAAAGCAACGCACCGGCGACGAGAGGGGCGGGCATATCGAGGAACACGTCGGCGTCCTCTTTGGCCGTGTACGGTTTGATCGAGTAGCGATCCCCCCACTTCCTTTCGAGTGGCCGGTATAGGATGCTCATGGCCTTGTGTGGCGTCTTCCAGAAGTTCGCCGTGTACGTCTCCATATCAATCCACTCTCCGGCGCTGAACTCGTCCCAGTCCGGAACGAACCCGTACTCGACGCCGTTGAGCTCGATGATTTCTTTGTGCTGGGCGACCTCGTTGGCTTGCAAGGTGTCGAGGTGTGCGTTGGCCTCCACGATGAGTTTGTGGGGCATCTTGCGGAGTTCCGCGAAGGAGTGACCCGTGACGGCTTGGACGCGCTTAACGGGGTCGGTTTCGGTCTCGAGCGTCATAAGATGACGCAAGGTGAGGTCTTGAAAAGAGGCGGGGAGGCGCAGCTTCATATTGTTACAAGTTCAAAAGGTTTGATTCCTCAAGTTATCCGAGGGCGTATTGCCCGAAGTTCGGGTTCGTTTGGTTCCACGTCACGGCGTAGCGTGAGGCGTCTACAAAGTGGTTGAAGGCGTCGACGGGCTCGTTCAGTTGGCGCCCGTTCTTGTCCTCCTTGTATTTGTAGTTCCGGAGTTCTTTGATGCCGTTCACGCTGCGCTCTGTGATGAGGAGCGGGCGGGACCGGAGGAAGTCGATGCCCGACCGAACCGAGTCCGGGCCTTTGCGTGCTGGGTGTATGTTGAACCCGTGCCCGTGTATTTCGTCGATGGACTTGGGCTCGGCGGAGTCGGCCACGATCATGGCCTTGCCGATGTCGGCGTCTCGTAGCGTTTGGGCGATGGCTGCATTCGTGAGGCCCGTGGCGTAGCAAACCTCGTCGAGGCAAAAGCCGTGGCCGTCGGTGTACACCTTGACGATGGCCGTGGGGTCGTTGGTATATCCAAAGTCTAAACCAAGAGACAACAGGCGCCACCCTTCCGGGACTTGAACTACTTGCTTCCAGTGGGTGAGGATGGTCGCACGGGAGACGCCACGCTCGCCCAATCCGTAGACCCTCCAGTAGTCGTGGTCGGCTTCCTTGAGTCGTTCAATCTCTGCGACGGTGGACTCGGGTAGGAACGGGTTGTCTTTGTATGTGGTTTGGAAGAACTCGTGGTCGGGCCGGGTCAACACGTGGTCGTATATCCAGTGGAACTCGTCGGAGGGGTTGTAGTCAATGATGGCCCGCCCCGTGGTGCGGAGCATAAGTTGCCTCCAATCTTCGAGGGTGAGCTCGTTGGCCTCGTTCACAAACAAGATGTCACGCTTGCGGCCCCGGACCTTTTGCGGTTGGTCGACCGAGATGAACTCGACCATGTTCCCGTATAGGATGTAGGTGGCCTCTGACTTGTTGTGCAGGTTGACGTCGTAGATGTCCTCCCGTTCGAGTATCTCGAAGAAGTCCCTCATGACCGAGGCGCGAATGGCGGGGAAGGTCTTTCGAGCGATGGTGATAACCGCCCCGGAGTTCTCGTTGCGGTGGCACAGTTCAATGAGTGCCGTGAGGATGGAGTAGGTCTTGCCCGATCGCGTCCCGCCTTGGTGAACTTGAATCTTGGCGGGCGAGTTCTTGACGTGGTAGTATGTGGCGGGTTGCCTCACAAGCTATCCAAAAATTCCTCGTGTGAATTGAACGAATACCAACACCCCTTCTTTTGGTACTTCATGGCCTTGTAAAAATACACCACGTCGCCGATGAGATAGTGCCCTTTCGTCTTCTCTTGGTAGGCGATGCCTCGTTCATCGAGGAAGGCGCGGAAGTCCTTGCGGCCTTGCTTGTTCTTGGCCTTCTCTCTCGCTCGTCTCTTGCGGTTCTTTTTTTGGGTGCGCGTCATGACACCGAGGAGTCGTCAGACACAAACCACGAGAGGGGCTTCTTCTCGGCCACCTCAATCTCTTGTCTCTCCACGTAGCCCCTGCCCTTGCCTTTGGTCTTCATATAGAAGATGGTCGCCGCTGGGTTGCCTTGTGAGATGAGTTTGTGTAGGTGGTGTTCGGCAAAGTCCAACACGACCTCCGGAAGGTTGTCACACGCTGCCTTATATGCTGGGTCTTCCTTGAGCCAGTTGTAGTGAGTCTGCCTTGAGATGCCACACGACTCACACGCGAGCTTCACGATGCCCAACGCCTTTGTGAGGGCCTCGACCATGTTTGCCTTTTTTGGTTCTAAAGTGTCCAACTCTGTCAAGGTATCATCTTCTCGCAGTGCTTGCATTGCTTCAGTTCTTTTGGTTTGTCTTCGGGTTCGGGTTTGTCCCAGTCAATCGGAACCCCCCACTCTTGGAGTTGTTCGGGTTCGTGGGGGCCGTTTGCTAGAATGTCCATATCGAACTCTCCGTGGTGGGCGTTGTCTTTGATCATGGCCCGCTCTTGCTCCTCTTCGGTCCAGTCGCACACGCTACAAGGGACTGCCTCCCATCCAAGCTCGATGCAGGCACGGAGTCTTTGGTTCCCTGCAAAC